TTTTGAAGAAGAATTAATTACTTTAAGACAAGAGCTTGAAGAGCAAATGACTTTATATCTTCCAGAACTATTACCAGTCGAAGTAGAGGTTTCTCTTTATAGACCTAAGGATTCTTTAGAAAATAAAATCCTTTTCTCTATTATTATGCGAGAGACTAGATTTAGTATCTTGTATAGCATTGCTCAAAATACTATCGATGGTTTGATGGCAATGTAATGTAAATATATATTATTTGTAAAGGGGATAGGTAACTCTATGAGAATATGGGTTCGAATGAAAGACAATCCATCTATTCTTAAACTAATCTCAGAAGATGACTTCAATGAAGAATCAATGATTAGAGAGAAAGAAACCAAGTCTAAACTAGACTCTATTTTAAAGTCTGGCAGGGCTCCTGGTATTAATACGTCACCAAATGCTGAACCATCATTACAATATAAAGGTAAATTCGATGAAGGTGCGGTGGCAGATTATCTTGATACTACTTTAGATGGTGCTAAGAAACGTGCTATCGAAAGAGAAAATACAACAGGCAATGCATTTAAGAAAACCAAAGTACCTATTAGGAGGAAGCAATAAATGGAAGAAGTTAAACAAATATCCTTATCTGAACTTGGTTTGGAAGTAGAAACAACTCCTGCAGAAAAGGCCGCAGCAAATGAAAATGCAGTAGAAGTTAAACCAATTACAGAAGAAACACCAAAGGTATCTAAATCTAGCTTAACTGATACTGTAGAATCTACAGAAGTAAAAGCTGCTAAATCTAGTTTAGCAGAAATTGCTAAGAATACTGCTATCGGTGAAGATGGATTAACTCAATATGGTGAAGTAATTCACAATGTTGATAAGATCGCTAAAAAACCAAAAACAAAAATGGATGATCCTATTAAAAAGAACATCAATAATTTGGTAGATTTGGCAGACCATGAAATCGAACGCACTAAAGCCGAACTCACAGGTCCTGAAGGTATTATCACTAAAGGTAAGGAAGAGTACGTTAATAATCAATATGAAAAATTAATGGCTCGTGCAAAAAACAATCCTCGTCTTGCGGAATATATTAAAAAGATTGAAGAGATTATTGAGACTGAACCACGTTTTGATGGTATTACTGAATATGAGCACAAAGGATATATCTTATTTACTGTAGCTCGTGATAAAACTGTTGAAACTGATAATAAATACTTTGGTCTCAAAGAGCAAACAATTGATAGAGTTCCTAGAATGAGCTCTGATGTAGCAAAAGAAGTAGATAGCTTCACACATGAAAAAGATGAAGATGATGATTTATCTTTATTTGATGATGACTCCGTAGAATTAGGCGTATCTCCTAAATCTGCTCTTCCAATGCAAGGTTATACCGAAGATGAAGAGATTAAAGAAGAAGCTTCTAAAAAAGAAGCAGATGATACTAAAGTTTCTAATTCTATGGCAGAAAAAGAGATTAAAGAAGAACCTACTGATGAAGAAGATGTAACTTACAGTGCAGCATTAGCTGAAGAAGAAGATCCAGAAGAAAAAGAATTGATGGCAGACGTAGAATCTGATGAACCAGAATTGTCTGATGAAGAAATTAAAGAGTTAAGCCAAAATTACAAATCTCAAGTAATGCAAGAATTAAAACTTGAACGTGAAGGAGATTTAGAAGGCTTTGCTATTTCTAATAAACCAATCAAACTTAAATCTGCTCTTCAAGTAGAACGTTCTTCTTATACAGTAACTTGGGGTTTACAATACACTGGCAAACCAATCGAAATGACTCCTATCTCTGGTGAAGAGTTGCTTCAATTAAACCCACAAAATACAGATATGACTTCCATCAATGGTCTTCGTACTATTTTCAATATCATGTATCGCCATACTGTAGGCAAGAAACCAGATATTGATACTTGGTTAAAACAAATCTCTGTATATGATTTAGACTGCATGATCTTTGCTATGTATATGGCAAACTTCAAAGATTCTAACTATCTATCTTATCAATGCCCTAATACTAAATGTAACAACCTCTTTATCAATAAGAAGGATGTTAATGATATGGTGGTATATCCTAACGATGAAGTTAAGAAACGCTTTGAAGATATCTTGCATAGCCGACCTGTAAAATCTAAACTTTTCAGAACAAAACCTATCCAAGTATCCAGAGATTATGCATTTAGTTTCTGTACTGAATCTATCTACGGCGATATGATTGAACGTGCCGCATTGACGGATGAATTCGCATCTAAATATGCTAACGTAGTTCAAATCATGGCTAATATTGATACTATCTACAAAATCGATAATGTTTCTAAACAATTATATCCTATCGATTTCGGTGTAGTAGAAGACAGCTTATCCAAAACAGTAATGCGCAAGGTTAAAGCAATTTATGAAATTATGAAGAACTTATCTTCTGATGAACATGCTACTCTTATGGGTGAAGTGTATAAAATTACTCGTACATTTACTGATGATAAGATCTCTTACCAAATTCCTTCTACAGAATGTGGTAAGTGTCATACTACTATCGAAGCTACTCCTCAAGGTGCTCTTCAATTGCTTTTCACTCGGGCCTTTTTACCGATCGGGGCGCTTTCTATTCAATAGTGATGACCCTATGCAATTATTATAAAGGACGGGTATCATTCTCTGAAGCATTTAACTACGACGTTGGTTTTCTAGTGTATCTTCATTTCAGGTATATGAAAGAAATACAGAATAAGACGGTACAGAAAGCTAACCAGTCAGAAGAGATGGATTCGATCCTTAAGGGTGATTGATAAGCATAAAGGAGGATTTTATAATTCGATGAATTTAGTAGAATTCAGTCAGTTAATTTCCTCTAAAGTTGTAGACGATAAGCTATTCTCTAGAGAAGTAGCATTATACGATATTTTATTGGGTAATTGTAAAAACTCAGATATTCTTGATATCCATATCTCGGAATCTGATAATATCTTCACAGTAACTTTATTATCTGATGAATTAGCTCATACTATAGAGGAGCGATTGGATAACCAGATCATCCCTGGAGCATTCCAACCGCTATATAAGATATCTTTGAATTCTGATAAGAATATCTTAAAATTCAAATTAATAGATTTTTAACTTAATAAAACATAGATCCCATCTAGCGTTATATGCTAGATGGGAACTATTAATTAAATTTGAATTTATTATATTTACGGAGGATGCTTTAAATGGATAATGATGTAGTAGAATTCTATGCACTAGACGAAGCTTCTGGTGATGGGAAACAAACTAAGCATCTCAAATTATCTCCACTTAACGTTGCTAACTTTATCAAGGTTAATGACTTAAAAGAGATTTCAAGCCCAATGTCTTTTGCTAGAGATAACTTACCTACTGCAGATGGCTTATTCTCTAATGAGATATTTGGTATTACTAAAGAAGATAGAAGTACTATCTTTGCTTATGTAAATCTTGCTGGGGAAACTTTCTTGCACCCATTAGCATATAAGATTTGGTCTCGTTTAGATTCTAATGTAAAACTATGTGCTCAAGAAGCAGATAATTTTGTATTAGATAAAGAAACTGGTAAACTCAAACCAGATCCTAATGGTGAAACTGGTATTAAGTTCTTGCAAAAAATAATTAAAGTAATCGATTTTAAAAGAACTGAATCTTCTAAACGTGGTGTTAAGATTGACTTCTTAGAAAAATTTAGAGATAAATTATTCTTAAAAGATTGCGTAGTAATTCCAGTAGGCTATCGTGATATTAATACAGATAAGGGATCTAGAACTAGTGTCGGTGAGATTAACCAGCTATATGGTAAAATCATTAGAGACGTACAAGCTCTAAAAAATAGTAATGAGTATGGTTTGACCCTTAACGGCCAAACTAGATGGCGTATTCAAGAAACACTAGCAGCTATTTACGATTGGCTTATCTTTGGTAGATTTGAAGGCAAAGATGCACAAGCATCAGGCCTTTCTAGAAAGATGGGTCTTATTAGACGTGCTGGTATGAAGAAGTCATTTGACTGGGGTGCACGCCTTGTTATCTGTACACAAAATCTAAGAAAAGAATCTTTATCAGATATTGATATTGACTTAGACAGTATTGGTTTACCATTAGCGGCTATTTGTGCTAACTTCTTCCCGTATATGCTATACTGGATCAGACGTTGGTTTGAAAATAATATCAGTGATCAAATGGATATGGTAGTCACTAATGTAAAAACTAAAGAATTTAGTAGAAACCGTATTCAAGATTGGCAAATGGTTTACTCTGATGAACGTATCAAAAAAGAATTAGAGCGTTTCATGCATGGTATGAGTAACCGCTTTATTCCAATCGAAGCACCTATTGATACTACAGGTATGAAGATTCCTAAAGGAATGAAACCATATTTAAGATATAAGGGCTACATGGTAGACGATATAAAAGCTGCTGAAAATCTTATTAGTGATAATAAAGTAGATTCTCTTCCTATTAATGAACGACCTTTAACTTGGTGTGACTTGATTTATATGGCTGCTTTAGATATTACGAAAGATAAGATGACACTTATTACACGGTTCCCTATCGATAGTTATTGGAACCAATTCCCTGCCAAGATTAAAGTTATCTCTACTATTCAAACTGAACCAATGATCATTAATGGGAAATTCTATAAAGAATATCCTAAGATCAGAGCAGAAGATTTGAATACCAACTCTACAAATAAATTCATCGATGTAGCACTACCAAATAACGTTCGTTTAGGTTCTATTGGTGGTGACTATGATGGTGATACCGTATCTTCTAAAACTCCTTTCTCTATAGAATCAAATGAAGAGTTATATAAATTAATCTCATCTAAACGTCACTATATTTCTATGGGTGGTGTGAATGAGATGACCACTTCTAAAGAAGGTAAACAAGCTTTATATGACCTTACTAAGATCTTACCAGATGATACTTCTACTTTAAATAAAGTAGAATTTGCTACAAAACCTAAATATTTGAAATGACTATGATTTTTCATCATAAACATTGATGTAATCATAGCCTATGCAATCAAACGGGAGGATTAAATAGTATGGGAAAGTTTATACCTATTATTGAAGTATATAATAGAAAAACTAATTTAGAGTCTCAACAAAGAGCTGGATCTTGTTATCCATTATATGAGACTTATAAAACTAATTATAATTTTGAGAATATCAGGGAATCTGTTTATAATTGGAAGTCTTTCTCTGATAATACCACTAATAACTTTAATAAAGTTTTAGAGTTATTTGAGTTTGTTTCTAAAGAAGGAACTCAGACACAGTTAGAAGAGGTTACTTCTATCATTAATAGAGATATTATCCCATACGTCAAATCCCCTGCCATTTTTAAGAATCCTATTCTTAAAACTAAAAGAGGGCTTGATGAAACAACAGCTATAGACTGTTTAAATTCTGTATTAGAAAAGATTCATGAACAAACTGAATGTGATAGAGTCTTAAGAAATTGTGACACTATTGCTAAAAGATTCAATATTGATAAGATAGTAAAGAATAATATCTTATTTGAAGATGCCGTTCCTGATACAATCTATAAGGTATGCTCCCTAATCGATACTTATACTATGGATTTTAAAACTAAGTATTGTATTGCATTAGAGACTTGCTTATATTCTATTAATAAATATGCTGGAAATTCTATTACTAGATCTGCTATCATTGAAAACGTTACCGACTACTTCCTTATGAATGGTGGTACAAATGATATGAATAAGTTCTTAGATAAAATTTCCGAAGCTGTTTCTAAAGATAACTTTATTAACCTCTCTGAAGATACAAAGTATATCAGTAAACTAAAAAGAATTCAATCGGAGATAGTTAATGAGGATAATATAGATTTAGACAAATTAATCCAAGATAACTACAGTAAGACTTCAGCATATGGTCTTACTGAAGCTATGGAACAAATGTCTATGGTTAATGAAGCATTAGATAAACTTTGTGAAGAAGATAGTCTAGATAAGATTCATGATATCGTTACCAAAGTTAAAATGGCTCCAGTGAAAACTAATGCTATGACTAAAGAAGCTGTTAGATCTATTCTAGTAACTTCTAGACTTCAAGATTTGAACAAAGGTACTAGGAATTCTTTGTCTCTTATCTTCTATACAGTTATCGTAGCTGGAGCATTAGCAATTAATGTTGTTGGTGGTTTATTTGCTCTTATCACTGCTTATATCATGTCGAAGCATCTAAACAAGGAATACCTAAAAGAATCTATTAAGGAATGGAAAGAACACAAGTATTCTGTAACAAGAAAACTTAAAGAAGAAACCGATCCTGAAAAGAAACGAAAATTAGAAGCCTATTTAGATGAGGTTGATAAAAGTATTGAAACTCTTGAGGAAGAGTATGAAAAACAACGGGATAAGACTATGGAAGAAATAAATAGAGACCAAGATAATAGAGAACACTCTCCAGATTATAATGGTTCTAGTTCTTTAGTAAATCCTCTAGGTAAAGAAACTCCTCAAGCTAAGTTTAAAAATGATAAGAACTTAATCAATTCATTCTATAAAAAAGATGATAGTAGTAATACCATTGGAAACAATAGTAATTCAGATTCTTCTAAATTATCTAAAAAATCTGACGACGATGATGACGATGATTTTGATGATTTCGATTATTAATGGAGGTATACTAGATGAACTTATTTGAACGTCTAATTCTACAAGAAGCTCCTAATCCTCCTCAACCAAATCCTGAAGAGGAAGAAGGTCAACAACCTCCTAACTTTGTTGATGGACCAGAGGCTCAAGAAGCCCAGCCAGAAGATCCTAATGCAGGAGGTGCAGAAGATGCTCCAGAAGATACTGGAGATGATTCTCCTGAACAACCTGATATGAATATGGATGGTGGTGAAGGTGGAGATGAGCCAGCTCCTGAAGAGGGAGAAGAAGGTGGCGAAGGAGAAGAGGGTTCTGAAGAAGATGGATCTATGGAAGGCGGAGAAGAAGGACTAGAAGGTCCTGAACAACAAGCTGACGATTTCTCTTCTGATGAACAAGAAGTTTTCTCTGATTTGAAACCTGAACAAATGGCAGTAAAGCATAAAGAACTTAAAACCCAATTTAAGAACTTTAATGATACTATCTTTAGTGCCATTGATAAGATTAATAACATCTCTCATGCTTCATATGATGATACTCTATTAAGCTTTATTATTCGTAAGCTTTTAGAATTAAAAGATATGAGCAGAGATTACTTGCTCGATGTATATGATACTAAGAGTTATATAGAAAACCAAATTCAACTACAGAAGATGGTTACTACGTTTAATTATATAACTAATCTCCTTTCTAATATTAGACAGAATAGAGAAGCAGAGTATATTAAATCTGCTAAGGATAATGAAAAAGCCTCTAAAGAAGGAAGAGCTGAAGATTATCCTCATTTATTCGTAAAAGATATAGAATTAGATTAAAAAATTAAAAAGATACAAATTATATATACAAACATATTGGTAAATCTATAGATGCCTCCATTCCCCTTATTCTGTAAGGGTTAGCCAGAGGTGTCTTACCTTCATAGATTTAATTAAATTTAATTAGATTTTTTGCCATTTTTAGAAAACACAATTTATGCATAAATGGCTCTTTCTCACAAAGGAGGAAATAAAACATGGCAGTAGTTGGCAATCCAACTGGTAAAAATGATTCCATCCTTCGCGGTTACGAACAAGACAGCATGCATGGCATTGCTAGTCAATTTGCTCAAATCGCGAAAGCTGGCTTAAGCGAACAAGTAGACTTATATAGCGAACCTCGCAAATTCTTTATGAGCGATACTTTGAACAACGAAATGCGTAGCTTCTTCGTTGAAAACGCTTTTGATAAACAAGATCCTAAATTCTCTTCTATCGATGCTGTAAACGAAGAATATGGTATGCTTAACGCTTTATACCAAAACGACGTTAAAGGTATCTGCGAAGCTGCTCCACTTGGCGCATACAACCCAGTTGTTGGTATCACATTCCCAATGCACAAAAACTTGTTGATGACTACAGTATTCGACAAAGGTGCTATTCCTAAGGACGTAGCTGATACTCCTCAATTCACACTTTCCATGGAAACTCGTACAATGTACAGCCCAGATGGTCGTGAAATCGATATGTTCTTGGAACAAAACAAAATCAAAGACGTTATTGAACGTGCTGTTCCTCATAAAGACGTTGTAATCATGCTTCCAGAAGATCAAGAAACTGACGTTCTTGCTCTATTGGGTGCTACTAATAAAACTGTAGCTAACGTTTCCCGTTCTTCCAAAGTAACTAAATTGTTGGTTAAAAACGTTTACGTTGCTAAAGGCGAAGAAAAATATGACGCTGCTACAAAAGAAATCGTAGTTGAAACTGCAGGTGCTGTAGGTACTAAAGTTATCACTATCGAACCAGTTAAATTCGTTGCTGCATACGGCCAATATGATCGTACTTTCCAAAAACGTATTGACTTGATCGTTCCTACTGATAACGCTGGTGGTACTCGTAAAGAAATCTTCCAATTCGCTGGTTCTATGCACAAAAACCGCTTCACATTCATGGCATCTTCTGCTAACATTGAAGGCGTAGTATTATCCGCAGCATTGGATGTATCTTCCGCAGCGTATGAAACTCCTAAAGTTAAATGGTCCAGCCGTACTGATTACTTCGAAATTCCAGAAGCACCTCATATGACTGTAACTATTTCTCCAGAAGAAACAAAAGATATCCAAGCAATGTACAATGTTAACCAATTGACAAAAATCATGTCCATGATTAAATTGTCCATTCTTAATTACAAAGATGACAAAATCTTGGAAAACTTGGATGAATCCTTCTTGAATCTTCCTGCAACATCCAAAGTTACTGGTGCATTCAACTTCGTACCACCAGATAACTTCTTGGGTTCCCATGTAACTTGGAGATACGAAACATTCATGGATTACCTTGATACTCAAATCACTACAATGCTTCAAGTATTGAATGATGAAAACATGACAGTATCTATCTTTGGTCGTCCTGAATTAATCCGTAAAATCACTCCTAAAGAATACACATACACAACTCCTCCTAGCATTGGTCCAGTTATCTTGGATTACAAGAAAACTGTAAAAACTAGTGATAACCGTGTATACCAATTCATTAGCTCCAACAAAATGCGTAATGATAACAACCTTATCATTATCTTGAACCCTCGTAACACTAACCGTGTTATCTACAAAATCTTCGATTATCAATTGTACGTTGGTAACGAAATCCGCGACACTGCAAACTATCAATTGCCAGCAGTAACTGCGTTCGAACGTTTCTTATTCGTTCAATATCAACCAGTTCAAGGTCGTATCCAAATCGTTAACCCTACAGGTCTTATCGAAGATATCGAAAACAAAACTCCTGTAAGCAAAGATCGTGCTATGAACGATTACACTGCTAACAAAATTACTTATACTCATGATGCTAAAGGCAACGGTGTATATGTAGACCATACTGCTGAATTACCAGGCACTCCACGCTCTGCTATGTATCCAGATGGTAAAGCTCCTGGCGTACCTCAAGATGGTATTGCAGATCAAAACTATGCATACCCATCCCCTAACTATGCAGTAACTGATCCTAAAAACTAATCTAATTAGTTAGATCAGAAAAAATAAACCTTAATAGATCTTAGAGAAAAGATCTTAAAAAATTATTTTCAATTGCTTGAAAATCCGATGACAACTCCCCATAGACCACTACGGTCTATGGGGTTGATTGTGTCTAATTATAAAAAGTCATTATAAAGAGAGCATTTTCTAGATACGAATTGCTTCTCTCTAGTTATCTTATTAAAGTTATCTGATGCATACTGTAACTCTTTTTCTAATTCAGGAAATACATAAGAATCAAATTTACGATCTCTAGATTCCTTTATCCCTTCAAGATCTTCTTCTAATCCTTCCCCATTTCCTAGGTAAGTATAATTAAACACCCCTACCATATCTTTTCTATAAGCACAGAAGTTGAATGTGATAACGGCTCTAATAAAATTCTTTAAAGAATTTATATCTCCTCTTAAAGCTATTCTGCCACAATCCTTTTTATAAGAAGTATAATCTGTAATATCTTTTACTTTATATGCTTCACTATCATCTTCAAATCCAGTATCATCTTTGAAATATAATGCCTTATAATTTGTAATAAGAATCTTATTAGTGAGCATCTTTCCAAATAGATCTATTATAGGAACCATACTGACTATTCTATCCAATCCAGTAAGTTTCTTTAGATTGAATAATTTTATATTCTCATATAACTCTTGATCATTCAATCTCAAAATCTCTTTTGTATCTCTTTTTCCCGTAGTTATGATAATCGCTTCTAGCATCTTTTCTCCTAACCTCCTCTATTAACATTTTTAAAAATTTATCATTACCCTTACCTACTTTTCTATTAAATGATGAGAAATCTTTTAAAGGCTTAGATACTAATGTTTTCTTTTTCATTATATCACCTCTTATTAATATATCATTGATATAGTATATAAATAAAAAAAAAATAAAGAGAGAACTAAGCTCTCTTTATTTTCTAATATGGTTTCTCTATAAGTCTAGAGAGTTCCATATTCTTAAAAGGATCCAATGCCCAAGGCATGTCCTTCAAAACTACCTCTTTGTTTTTGGAAGAGAAATTATTATCTATGAATGGTTTTAAACCATTCATAATTTCGTTTAATAGCTTGCCCAAATTGTTGTTGTATTTACATACGATAAGACGATTGACAGGATTTCTATCCTTGACAGGATAGGCCTCACTATCGTAATCCCAATCATATGTATTGCAATATAACAATACGGAATGGACAAACTTTTTAATGTCTCGATAATTGCCTCTGATTACGAATGGACAATTCTCTATGTAAGAGAATGTCGCTTCGTATTCAGAAGCAGTATCTTCTATATATTCTCCATCCATATACTGGATAGAAACACGTTCTACTTTAATTGAATTCAATAAACAATTTTTGAAAAAGTTTATTAAATCATGAGTTTCTATACCAGTATTTTGGTATAACTTTAACAAAAATGAGTTAATTTCGTAAAATGAGAATTCTGACATATTAGAACTAAATCTTGCTCTAGGAGAGTAACTCATTCTCCCATTGAAGCCGTCCACATCAATTAGTTCTCCACAGTTCAAGTATAACATATTTTTATTTTCCTTTCTTTTTTTATATACTATATCTACGAGGACGTTGCTCGTAATAAGCTCGATCCTCGTATTCTTCCTGATTAGGTTCATAGTTTTCAAACTCCTCATCAGGAAGTTCTAAATTGTTATAATTTACATCATTTAAGATTCTGACTATTTCATCAGATTGTAATTCAAGACCTTTTAAAATATTTTCAATAAAAACCATGACATCATAGCGTTCTTCTCCCCTTATAGCTAAAGGAACATCTTCTATTCTAGAACGGTAGCATACCATCATCTCTCCGTCCTCCACATAACGTTCCTCCATATGAATATCTAAATAAGATACCCATACTTTTATTGTTTTAATATCATTTTTTAAAGTATTATTGAAGAAAGAAGATAGGAAGTTTATCTTTTCGTCAGAAGGGATAGACTCTAACCTCCTATATAGATAAGATATAACTTCGCTTGGAGCAAAGCCATCTATATCTTCCTCTTCTAATGAATTCCAAATATCATGATACTCTCTCACAAGAATATCATCAATCCCTTCATAGTACTTGCGATTTTCAATATAACAACTCTCTTTAAAACAAAGCATAATAATTTATTCCTCCTAATACCTAATACTAATTATATTAAATTATATTATTATTCATACTAACTTAATTTCACTATTATAGTATATAATTATTTCTTCAAAATTTTACAAAAAAAATAAGAGTAAGGCAATTAAGCCTTACTCTGTATTTATTTAATATTCATAATAAAATGGATCATAATCTAATTCATCAATAAATGGATACTCACTTCTAGCATATTCACATACTTTAGTACTCATATATCTATACTTAGATATAGCACGTTTCCATTCATGCCATCTAACCATAATCATATGTAGTACTGCTATATTAGAACTTACCTCATCATCAATTGTAATATATTCTCCATTTACATCAATACCAACATAAGCTGCTAGATTATATAAATGCTTAATATCCAAAGCTTCGATATTAAATCTAAAATCCTTATATAGAAACCCTCCAATACGATTATTCCCAATATTATTAATATCTGAAAATACCAAACATTTAAGCTTCTGATAAGGATCTAATGCTTCCCATTCAACCTTAGCTGCTTCATTCTCATCAAGCATTTTCTCAAATTTCGTTTTAAACTCATCTAAGGTATCAACCCACTCATTAGGATAAAAAGTAGCTCCAAACATTAGATTTCCTCCTTATCTTCATCTTCTTTATCTAAATCTAATAACAGAGCATATTGGAATGCTTGTTCTAATAATTTACCTTCCAAACCAGTACCAAGATCATCTATAACTTCTGCTTCATACATTCTATAAATATTTGAGATTATAGCCTCATCATTTACTTTATATAATTGACAGAGGATGTATTTAAAGTCATACATTTCTATTGGTAATAGATCATCTGTGTAAATCTGTAATTTCATATCAGAATAAATATAACCATTACATTTAGACTCATAAAATCCACGCTCTTTTCCATAATAAGGAACTGAGATAAAATTCGCTAGTAAGATTATTAACTTACCAATCCTTGCGCTTTCAGAATCTTCTTTATGTGGAAGAATACCAGGAAATACTTTAGAAACAATTTTTACAAAATCTTTATCAGTATTAATTTCTGAATTTAAGATAGATTTACTATCTTCATCATAATAACTTAGTTTAAACATAATCAAATCTCCTTGACAAAATGAAAAAAGAAGAGGAACTTAATCCTCTTCTTTTATTTTAGTAATTGATGAATTACTACTGCAATCACAGCAATAATGATCATTGTAGTCATATTATTCATTTTAATACCCCATTCTTTATTAATTCATATAAAAGAACTATAGCTACAGATATAGCTACCGCTATCCAACTGAAATATTTGCTTTCCATAGCCTTTACCTATTTATTTTTATAATTATAAAATTTATCCAATTGAATACCAACTGGAATGATTCTTTTTTCTGCAAGTTTAAGAGCAATCAAAGACCCGTATTTAAATTCTAAGCTACTATCATCTGTGTAGCGATTTACATATTTCCATTCACCATTTTCTACTCTAACTCTAAGAGTATTAGAATTTTTGAAGTAATGGAAATTTACTATTTTAGCTGTGCCATTTTCATATGTCCATACAGCACCTCTTGTAAGATCTCCTTTAGTTTCATAGGCAATAGATTGATCATCAAAAATAATCTGACTATTATTGTTTGTATCATAATTAATCAACACCATAGCGTCTGCATGAGGTACTGCCATTAAAGATCCGATAGAAAATACTGTTGCTGCTAATAAGGCCTTCAATTTCATTTTATTAAACTTTCTCCTTTATAATCAGGTACGAATTTATAAATATCTTGCTCTTTGATTTCGTACCTATCAACTAACTCTATTGCTATATTACTAGCATAAATATATTCTAGGGTGCCATCATTTCCTTCTACATATTTCCATTCACCATCCATACCAATTTTAATCCATAGATTATTATAAGATGGATGGTATTGGAAATATACTATCTTATTTACACCATTCTCATTTATTGCAACTCCACCTTCTACTATATCTCTATTTCCTAAATGGTGATAAGTAAAAGATGTTTCATCATAAGTTGCTACTTGTGCATAAGTTCCATCATCATATATTTGATAGATATTGTCATATGCCCCAACATTCAGCACTAGTCCGAATATAAATAAAATTTGTAATAAGATAGATTTAAAATTCATGAGTGTTTCCCCTTTTTTAATTAGTAACGTTTCACCATGAGATTATATGTACCATCTAAGATATGACTATTATTATTTCTCATAACATCTACTACATATTTAGCGACATAATATCTTGGTTCAGATCCCATTGGTCTAATAGGATTTGTTTCGTTCCAATTAGCACTTCCCTGTTCGCTAGTTTTCACGATACCAGTTTTTAAATAGATTTCAAAATCCATTACGCTGTCATAATTCATGGTATTAATTTTAATAGAACCAACTACTTTTTCATTAGTAGTCTTGTATTCTAATGTATCTGGATATACATAAGTTTCAGGATAAGCAGAAACTTTCATCTTTCCAGATTTGTCTACATTTTTTGTTACCTTTTGATTCCCTTCTGGTTCTTTAACTGGAGGATGGAACATTTGTTCTTCCATGTCTTTAGAACTAGAATAGTCTGTATAACTAGTTGCATAAGTATTGAAGATATCGTACTTACTTTGCAAATAACCTGTTCCTGCACCAATGAAAGCACAGAGAATCAAAACAATAATGTATTTCTTATTCATAAGTTAATACTCCTTTCTGAGTTAGATTTTATCTGGTAATTTATTATCTTTTAACACATGAACTAGATCCATGAAACTTAGAGTATCTAATTTCTCACCAGTTTCTGTATCTTTATTATTTAACCACATACGATAAAAGATATATTCTGTAGCTGTTTTATCGATAGCAAAAGTTTCAGGATCGCTAATATCTACAGGACCCCATTTTGGATGAGGTTGTTTAACACCATTAATTTTTCCTGTAGTAAGATAGAATTTGCCTGTATTTTTATCCCACATGAACCAAGCTTCGATGACATTTTCTTTATCACCAACATTGATTAAATCTTTTGCTTCTAAAGTAACTCTACCTTTATAAACATTAGGTTTGCTAGTTTTGAACAGTCCAAAACTTTCTGCTACAAAGTTCAAACGATAGTTCCCATAGCTATCATTTGCGGTGGCGCTAAATGCACTTGCGTTAGTGCCGCATGCCATTATCATAAATACTATTCCCATAATTAGTCTAGCAATTGTTTTCATTATTCTTCTCCTTTACATCTTGCTTTAAAAAGTAGAGAATGGGAAATAATCCCATTCTCTTAGTTGTTTAAATAAAGTATTATCGTACACGTTTTGGTTTAACTAAATTTAATGTTTCTTGACAGCAGCTAGCATACTCCATTAAGAAGGATCTGATAGGTACTTTGATGAAATTAACACGGGTTTCATCATGTTTAATATCGATAGGACCTTTTGCTAATTCTGCTTCAATAGCAAATACCGTTTCTGCCAAACTATTAAGCATACGAGCTTTAATCATATCGATTGTGATTAAAGTTTCAGATGTGTACTCAACTGCATATTTAGATGCAAGCAATGCCATCTTGTCATATCCGAATACTTTTTCGATACAGTTCTTTTCACGAACTAATAATTTAATAATAGACACATCATTGTTGTGTCTATCAAATAGCCCATTGGTTACAAAGCTATTGAAGATAGCATCAATGAATGGCTGAATATTTGTTTTCAGCTCATTCGGATGGAGGATATCAAATTCCTCTTTCATAGAATTGAAGCTGATACCATCTAGTCCGCGTTCTGTAATATGCAAGAAACCAGCTGTAGGATCTTGAATATTATTTTTAAGAACGGACTTAATATAAGCTACTGTTGGGTTGTGTTTGATATGGGCTTTATTCCCACTATTCATAAGACTGATAGCGATACTTTGGCATTTGCCATATTCCTCAACACCAGCACCTACACTAATTGCTCTACCATAATTATCATACTTATCATAACTGTAAGACTTTGTAGATGTAGGTTTACCATAATAATTGCCACCACTAGTTGCTGGCTTTTTGTACTTAGGTTTTGCAACACCTCTGTTATTTCCCTTGCTAAAATTACCTGTACGCTGTTTGTTGCTTGTTGTTGGTTTCATAAAGAAATTCCTCCTCTTAAAAAAAGTAAAAATAAAACAAACGCAATTTTCTTAAACCCCTAACTTCAGGTTCACTATTATAGTATATAATTGAAACCTATTTTTGACAAGAGGATATGATATAGAGTACTAGACTCTATATCATAAACCTGAGAGTAGAAGAAAAGAAACTTTTGGGAGGCAACGAACCTCTAATATATAGTAGAACTATTTATTATTTTTTACATCCATTGGAGAACCAGTCGCAATACAGATATCTGTCTTCTTAGGTTCAACAAATGGTTCTTCTTTCTTAGCTAATTTCTTTCTACTATAAGTTACTCTATTAGCATCATAATCATTAAGAGCTCTTCTAGCACTTACATAAACATTGGTATTCATGAATATCCCTTCCTTTCTTATGCTGGAAACATTTAGATAATTGTACAATTTATTTTACTCTAGAGTTATTTAAGGAGGATTAACATTGGATATCCTAGCTAGAACTAAACTTAAAGACGCTTACGATGATATCGAAATAGCGATTCAGAATATAAAGAAAGATCCAAAACAAGAATTTATCTTAGACTTACAAAATGCATTAAATAAGTTCTTTGATGCAAAATGTCTTAGAGTTTTATACACTAATAATACTGATAAACTATTCTTTGGTATCTATGCTATGCCTAAGATTGATGCTGAACAAGTAATCAAGATTATTACTGGTGGAGAAAAATATGTTATCCAAGAATATTATTTGGAATTGGATTCCAAAATGTTCCAAGATGATATTAACTTATCCGCTCATGAAATTGCAGCTCTTCTTATGCATGAAGTTTATAATTTAGTAAGCAATGCTGCTCCTTGTGAAGCAGTATGCAAAGCTATCGATTCTCATCTTACAAAAAATAATGATGTATTAAAAATCTCTGATTCTATTCATTATATGGAATTACTCTCCTATGGCTTCAGAGATGCTGTTCGTAAATTCATTACTATCTTCGATAAAGCAGAAGTTGATGAAAATGAAGTTATGAATGACTTCTTTGAATGGTGCGGATATAAAGAACACATTCATTCTGCATTCGATAAGATTGCTAGCAACTGGTATAACTACAACAAAGAGATCAATAACAAATTTATCGTATTAGCATGGGTACTAAGAGTATATCGTGATGTACTTCATAATCGTATTCCTGCTCTTATGATGATTGATCGTTGTAAACAATTATCCCCTTCTAAAATTGAAATCAAAGAATTGGATAATATTGCTAGACGTTTAAATCGTATTGACGATGATGCTTTGATTGAATCTGCTGGCACTCCAGAACATATTCTTTATGAAGAAGTAAAATCCTCCATCCTCCCTAATAAGAAGATGAAATCTATTCCAGAAGCATTGGAAGATGATATTGTTAAGATTGCTATTGAACAAGAAAATGTATTAGAAAATGAACCTGATGCAGTTCCTATGCTTATGGCAAATATTAATGTTAAGCTCGCTTATATCCAAGATTACGTTGAAAACAATGTTCTTACAAAAGAAGAGTTTAAACAACTTGATCATATGTATAAAGAGCTTACTATTAAACGTGATCAATTATTCAAAGGAGATCTTTATGATACAAGAATGAAGATCTATGATGAATACGATACTGAAGCTGAACAATAATAAAAAAAAATAAGAGAAGGGATTAACTCCCTTCTCTTTATTCTTGTGCTATTTCTTATGCTCATTTAAAACAGTTTTATCTTCGTCCTTTTTAAAATAGTATGGGAACGTAGATAATTTCTCTAGAAATAGTCTTTGGTTTAGGTATGGGAATCTATTTCTAGTATAGAAAGTTTGATATAATCCATATAACTCAGAGAATAAATCCCTTGCAGATTTACGTTGTAATCTAACTTCTGTAAGATCTAAATATTTTTCTCTTTCTTTATTTCTACCAATAGGCTTAATCATATCTGGACGATATTTTCTTAAGAAGGATACAAAAGCAAAGATAGCAGTATTAACTCTAGTAAGACGTTTATCATCTATCAATTGCTTATAATATTCTGAAGCATTAGGAATTCCTTCTTCTGCTAGAATTACATGCAAAGCATTAATAAGTTCTTTTTCATGTTCCTTTAATACCTTATCACTATAAGCATCCAACTTATCATCTATCTTTTGTCCGATTTTAGTATTCTTAAAAAATCCTTGATAATATAACTCAGAGAGTTCATTTAATTCATATTTACTTTCACTCATTATTCTATAACACTCCACGCATATCTCTATCTAAATCATTGCCTCTTAAAATTCCATTCTTAACCATTGTTGGTTTTATGATATTTGTAGGATAATCTCCTGTATTTATAAAGAAGAAGTATTTGCTAGTATATGGTCTTAGATTACTAGATTGAAGGTTATTCATAAAATGTTTGAAATCTGTAACGCCAGCTTTATTACCATACAAAGTAGTCCCAATATCATTTAAGTATGGAACAGCAATTTCTCTTCTAAATCTACAGTACTCATCATATAGATCACTAAATATATCTTTAGTAACCTTTCTTGCACCCATAAAACGTCTAACGTCTACATATTGTTTATAAGTTCTAGGATACTTTTCTTTACTAAGATCATCTTTAGATACTATAAATGGACTATTTGTTTTTACTAGATATCTCATGAATGGGATATCCACATTTGAAATAGCATTAAAAGTATCTTTACTATTCTTTAAGCAAGATTTAAATATATCATCTAAGAATTCATTATTTTCATTTGCCATCAAATTATCAATATTACTATTGATAATATCAATGTCTTCCTCTTTAGATGATTCATGAGCTGTAAATTCTTTAACTTCAATAATATTAGCTAGTTCTCTGTAAATTAGATATTCTTTGTAATCATCTAATTTAGCTCTTAACTTCCTTTGAATATTATAAGGTAATTCTCCATTGTCAAATGCAACAATAGCTTGATCCAAAGTCATTTTTTCTTTAGCATTCATGATTTAATCCTCCCGTAAAAAACCAATCTTTTTATTATTGGATATCTCCTTTTCTATTTCTTTTCTTTCTGCAATAGCTTTTCTAACACCAGCTGCGCCCTTACCATAATAGATAGGAGTATAAACAATTTCCCCATTAGCTTCTTGCTCTTCTGCTAATTTGACTAAATCTTGTTGATAAGATGTGATCAACAATCTTAAATGAGCTTCCATTGCAGATGCTATTACTTTGCCAATAGGCTCATTAGTAAAAGCTCCTTCATTATAAAGCTCTATAAGATCTTTTGTAGTAAGTTTTCTTTTTCGCTTCTTTTCGGCAGTAGCACTTTTCTTAACTGTCATTATAATAATTATCCTCCTTACAAAGTTCTATAAATTACTTTCACTATTATAGTATATAATTAACTGGAAACTTAATTATACACTATAATTATGAGTTAGTATTAATATATCTGGTATAGGCCTCATAAACTCATAATTTATGATATCGGATACATTATATTAGAATTTTTATTTTTAGAGGTAGTAGTAGAAAAGAAAAGGAGTTATAAAATGGCATTTGGCAATTATGACAACCAACAACAATCTTCCCCTAGCGTATTTGGGTATTCTTTCTTTAATAAAGAATCCATCATTGATAAAACAATGATTAGCTTCTCTATGTGGAGAAATAACCTTAAGATTGCAATCTCTCCAGTAATTGAGTCTGAAAATGGAGAAACACGTTATGACACTAAGAACGGCATCTCTGTATACTTGACTCCACAAAAAGCTAAAATGTTTGAAGACTTGATTAACCAATTCTTGAAGGCTTCTAAAGAAGAACAACAAGCTTTAACTCAAGGTAATATTGGTGTAGCGTCTGGTAATAATCTTATTACTGTAGAAGATCCAGAAGTTGTATATGGTAAGCCAGAAGCTGGTATAGTTATCAGCATTAAGAAACTTAATGAAAATGGTCAAATCGAACAAGCTTATAGCTATGAAACTCGTAAAGGTTTCTATAATGCTATTGTAGGTTTCGATGCTAAAACTGCTGGTTATACACAAGACTTCGATCATTTCAATATGCTTGAATTAGAAATGATTTCCTTACAATTGCGTGAATATTACACAGCTATGAGTAATGCACAAGCATACTCTAGCTTGATCCATACTCAACCATATTTGAATAAAATTGCTGCTAAACTTGGTGTAGACTTAGACTCCAATTACAATGGCGGTTACAAAAATAAATCTTATTTCAATAATGGTGGCGGTAATAACCAAGCTACTCATACAAGTGCAGGGACTACAGAGTCTATTCAAAGTTCTGAATTAGATTCTATCATGGGTTCTATGCAATAAGAATGAATAATAAAGAAACGACCTAACCGTCGTTTCTTTTTTTTCTTTGAGGTAGAATATGATAAATAAAAAAGATAAGGATGCTAAGAAGTTACTAGTGGACTTTGATATGCTTTATGATATTGATTTAGCATGTGTGCTATACCTTATCGATAATTGCGATAGAAAAGTACCATACTTTAATGAATGGATTTTCTATAGTAGTTTATATCATATCAAATCCCTTATTCTTACAAGAACAAAGAAGAATCCACTATCTATTCTTTTCAAACCAGAAATGCATGATAAGATAGATGGTATATATAAAGAACTTCTTACAAATAAATATGAAGAAGTTATTAAGTATGCTGGTCTTACAGATATCTTAAGTGTCTTAAAAGGTACAGAAGAGAATACCAGCTCAATTAAGGTGACAGTGAACTGCAAAAATTTAACTGACCAATTACAGATTGAAGCTTTTCTTCATACTCGTAAGTGGAACACAGTTATTGAACCGGATGATGTTTCGGGATTTAGTGCCATTTTCGTCCACGATGTAGATAGTATTACTGGATATAAAAACGTATCTGGTAAAGCAATTTATCTATATGATTATGCTCTAAATTACGAAGATTTCTTCGAAAAGAAATATCATCCGTATGCAGTTCTTTTATCTAAAACTAATGCTATAAAATATATAGCACCTTATTCAAACTTTGAATTTGCTAAATAAGGTTATGTAAAGGAGAGTTATTTAAATGAAATTAGTAAGCAACGTAGTATCTGAGAAGCAATTAAGAGAAGCACAATTGCGTGCTCTTAAATTATTTGCTAATACTATCCAAGGAACTTATGGTCCTATGGGTGGTTATACTGCTTATTCATATAGAGACGGAGCTAAAGGCTCTAAAGCTATCATGTCTAACTACACAAAAGATGGCTTTACAGTATTAAAGAATATTGATTTGGATAAACCAATTGAAGATATTCTTAAAGATGATATTCGTACTATCTGTACTCAAGTAATTAAATCTATTGGTGATGGTACTACATCTGCCGTTATTATGTCTTACCTCATCTTTAAAGGTTTGCTTGAATTACAAGAAAAAGGATTCCCTAAACGTAAATTAGTAAATGCTTTGAAAGATATTATCAAAGAAGGTATTCAAGAAATCGAAGCTGTTGGTCATGAAGCAAATCTTACAGATATCTATAATATTGCCTATACTTCTTTGAATGGTAATGATGAGATTGCACGTTTGATCACAGATGTCTACAAACAAAATGGTATGGACGTATTCATCGATGTATCCGCATCTAATACTCCAGAAACTAAAATCAAAACATACAATGGTATGACTTATGATGCTGGTTTCATTGATCCTTGCTTTGCAAACAATGAAAAAGATTCTACTTGTACTTTAGCTCATCCTAACGTATATGTGTTCGAATCTCCAATAGATACTCCTGATATGGTAGAAAACTTCAAAATGATTGTTACTAAATCTTATTTTGAACCTCTACAAAAATTAAACGAATTAGCTAACAAAGGCAAAGAAATCAAGCAAGAAGATATGCCAACTCCTACTTTGATCGTATGCCCTACTATCTCTCGTGATGCTAATAGCTTCATCGATCAAATCATGGTACATCTTACAAATACACCTGCAGAACAACGTGGGTATCTTTGTGTAGTTGCAAATATCGACAATGAAAATCAATACTTAATGGATATCATGAAACTTACTGGTGCTAAGTTCATTAAGAAATATATTGATCCAGAAACTTATAACCAAGACAAAGCTAAAGACTTGGCTATGACTCCATTCAATGTAAAAACATTTGCTGGTCAAGCTGAACAAGTTATCGTAGATTCTACTTCTACTAAAATCATCAATCCTAAAAACATGTATGATGGTAAAGGTGAATACACTGAATTCTTCAAAAACTACCTTGGTAACTTAGAAGCTACCTTAAAGAAATATGAAGAAACTCGTCAAGAGCTTGTTAAGATTGGTAACTTGAAACGTCGCATCAATATCTTAAAAGCTAATATGGTTGATCTTTATGTAGGCGGTATTGGCACATCTGATCGTATGCCATTATCTGATGCTATTGAAGATGCCGTATTGAACTGCCGTTCTGCTGCTAAAGATGGTGTTGGTAATGCTGCTAACTTTGAAGGCTTCCGTGCATTCTCTAAATTAGAAAAGAAATATCATGACTTAGTAAATGGTGATGAAAAGGATATTAATCTAGCAGTAGCTACATTATTATGCCGTTCTTACTTGAAACTTTGCTCTTTGATCTATGTGCCATACTTTGATGATGATACAGATAAAGCTATTCTTACAGTTGGTCAAGGTCTTACAAAAGGCGCACCATTCAATATTCTTTCTGAAGACTTCGATGGTAAGGTATTAACTTCTATCAAAACAGAACCTGCTATTCTAGATTCTATTTCTAGAATTATCACATTACTCTTCCAAACAAACCAATTCTTAGTTCCAGATGCTAGATTCAATATCTACAATATGGAAGAAGAAACTAAAGAAGAGTATATTGGTGTAACAATGACTGATATCTAATAAAAAAATAAAGAGGGAGTAGAGCGTAGTGCTCTACTCCTTATCTTTTTAAATATTTTTTCCAACGAATTTAGTTCTAAAACCAAATGCGTCTTTAAGTAAAGATTTATTACCAAAAGGTTCTGCCACTACCATTTCAAATAACTTATCAAAATCCTTTGTTCTAATAAAATGCATCGAAGCTTCTTTTCCACTTGTATTTTTAATCTTAGCTTCTTTATATTGATTTTGCAATTCTGTTGGATATACTCTTTTATAGAAAGGTAATTTCTCATATAATGCATATAATTTAGCTTGATTTTTAAACAAGTCTAGACGTTTAGTTAGCGTAGACACATTGATGAAATCGTAATCTTCTGAACGTCTTTTCAACTCTTTGAAAAGATAATCAATTTTAGATTCTACTTCATGAAGCTTAGCTTCTGCAAGACAGAATAAAGTAATGATATCATCATCTGGAACATTTCTCTTTTTCATCTCTTCTAAAGTATCGAATAGCATATCCATCCAAAATGAATTTAATGCTACACATCTAGAAGCATATCTTCCATCATTATTTTTATCAAAGAATAGATTTGGATATTTGAATTTATCTTTGATTAGAAATAGTGCAGAATAAAGCATGACTTCTCTTCCACTTCTTGTTGCTACAATATTCGCTTCTAACCAACCTTTACTATATCCATGAAATTCATCATCTTTTAAATCATAAAGATTTTCAGGAACATATTTAAATGGATCTTCTTTATCTTCTAATTTGGGAAAATTGGCATCAGCCTTTTCCTCCTTTAATTCCATTCCTTCTTCATACCCATATAATTTAAGCATAAAGTCAATACCATTTCTAAAGATATACAATTCCTTTAGAAGGTTTTCATCATATGAAACTAAAGTACCATTAATCTGAACTGGTCCCATATTAATATTGATGCTTTCGCTATAATTCTTTTCCATATTATTTACTCCCTTTAGCCTTCGTAACTTCTAGTAACAATAGATTTTGTAGATAAATGCATTACTTCTTTAGCAGTATCCTTATTAATAAAATCAGGATCAAGGCCTAGATGTTTAATAGCTTTAACAACCCAATCTGGTTGACGATCGCATAGTTTAGCAACTTCATCTACATCATAGATTTTATCACGAAGCATGTAAGATTCTTCCATAATCTTATCTAAACGATTATCTACATAATTTACTACTGCAAATGCAATTTCTTTTTTACTACCAAATACTGCATAGTAATTATCAATAGAGTCATCGTATACTGTAATAGGCTCTCTACAGAAATCTACATCTGGTCTTACAGGCATGCTGTAACGATTTTCAAATGAACTAAATCCCACATCTATAAATTCATTGAATAATCGTTTCTTAGTTTCAAAATTATACCCATCACTATTTGCATAAGATTCATATGCTTTCCAAGCTTCTTTGATAGAGATATTGTTATTATTTAGATAATACCAAGGATATTTGGAATTATTCATGATATATGCTAACAAAGGCTTTCCTTCAAAATAGTTTTCTTTTAGATCTTTTCTACTTATAGCAGTATCTAGATCTAATAAATCTTTAAGGTTTAGATAACCTTCAAAGTCTACATTGTTTACTACTATTTTGAAACCATATTGTTTGATAATACCCAATGCATATTTTAGATTGATAAGTTTACGAGCTGACTCTCTACCGTTATCATTTACAAATAATCCAATAGCAAAGTTATCTTTTCCATTATCCTCACTAGCATATTTATTCATTGCATTATAATCTGTATTCATTACATTACAAAATACGGATAATAGAATATAAGAGTTGCCATCTACATTGAATACTTTAGTTTCAAGTACATGATCTTTATTAAGCATATCTTGAGATACTCTTTCAGAAAAACTTAATAAGTTTTTAACACTGATTAACTTTTCATATTCCCCATCATCAAGGATATAGAAACTGCTTTTAGAATGAGATTGTTTAGTTCCCTTTCCTTCTACAAAATATCTTGAAGAAGATCTTTTATGAGAAGACTTAGACTCAACCTCTTCTGTATGATTAGTAGTATCAGTATTAGCAGTTTCTTCTTTTTCTTTTTGGTGTTGGAACTGACTTACTTTTTGAGCCAAAGAGAAATCATTAGATGGAATAGGAATTACATCTGTATATGGATTTTCTTTAGGAGTTTCTACCTTTTCAGGTTTCATAGATTCCATCAATTCAATTAAATTATTTACTTGACTGCGCAACTCAAGTAAATTCTTAATAGCTTTATCAGACTCTTCTTTAGCTACTAAGATACCATTCAAATTAATACCACTTAGATTGAAATTGATTTTTTGAACTAGCTCATTATTCTTCATCGTTCGTTTTCCTTTTTCTTTTTGAATTAACTAGATTTTGAAATGTCTTTAGAGTGTTTGAGTTATAGAGTAAAAAATTATCACTATCCTTTCTAAATATAAAATAAGTTCTCTCAAACTTCTCACAATTATAGTATATAATTGATTACTATTTTTCAAAAGTATATTATCAAAATAATTTTTTACGGAGTGAACTACACATTATTAAATGATTTAATGTCATTTTGCCCTCAAATCTAGAATAATCTAAGATACCACCAGTAAGGAATAATATCCTTACTGGGTATTTTAGACGTCATATCATAAGAGGGTGTAGAAGAAAAGAGGTAGAAGAAAATGCAAATTACTTTTGAGGATTATGCCAAGAACCCATCTGGAGGACGTACTCGAATGGTGGGAGAGGCAGAAACTGCCAGGGAACTTTACTCTAAGAAATTTGATGCTATGATGCTTAGAGTGAATGGTAAAATTAACTATACTCTATATAAGAATACTAATGATAAATACGTTCTCTATATTATGATGCCGTCAGAAAAAGATGAGAATGTATTCTATGATGTAGTAATAGAATTTACTACAAATGACGACGTACAAAAAAGACTTAATAAGATTAGTGGATACAATATCAAAGTATTCTCTAATGACCCGAACTTCATGTTTACTTATGCTAATGCATTTAAACATAATGGCCTTCTTATCAAAGAATTGATTAAGAAGTTTGATCCAGTAGTATTCAAGAAACAGCCTAATACAACGAACCCGAATAAGATTGTAGGTTATGTAAAATCTATTTACTTTGCTTATCTATTATTTAAACTAAAAGGTTTAGATAATAAGATTATGTGGATGAATGCTTATCCTTATAAACCTCAAAATCTTGCTAGCCAAATTATGAGTGGCAAAGAGAAACTTATTCAAGTACAGAATGTGAAGAAACTTCAAGCTACTAATAAATATGGTAGTAACTATATTTCCAAGGATGATTACTCTGATACTGATAGAATTGAGGGTAAAGGTAAGGCTTACACAAATAAAGTTAAGAGTGTACAAGCTGTTCAGCGTGTAGCAAGAACAAATGCAAAACGTAGTGGAAATTATGTAAAGAAAGTTAGCAGACACTACTAATCGTAGTTTTATCTGTATACTATAATTATGAGGTGTAGTGGACCTCAAAAGATTCATGTAAGTCTTTAACAATAGTAAGGAGAAGGAGTCAAGAATGGATTATTACAACGACCAACAAGTTGACATTGAAGAAGAATTAACGTATAATAATCAAGCTTATTATATGCCTCGACTTGTACTTGACAGAAGTAAGTATGCTAAGGGAGAAAAGATTCCAGTAGTATCTATTATAAACCATAACATCATCAAAGATGGTGATAAGGTTGCTAAACACGATACTGTTAAGACTATGATGGCCGCTAGTCAGCAAGGCAATCCTTATATGGAACAAAAGCCACATATCGATGATTGGAGACCACAAACTCCAGAAGATGCTGTATTTACACATACAAGAGGTATGATCATAGCTCCAATTCACAAACTCTTTGGGATGAGTGATGACTGTGAAGCTAATATGATGATCGATTATTTCTCTATTAAAGCAAAACGTTGTTATAATAGTGATTCTAAAGTAAAAGAAGATGGAACTATTGCAATCGGATTCAGGGATCATTGCACTAACTATCTCAATTACTTTGAAAAGTATTATGACAAAGAACAAAGACTTGTTGCTTTATATGCTAAGATCAAATACATGATCGATGTAAATACGAATGACTATAGTCTAGATATGTTCTTAGGAGATCTTTGGAAATATTTTATCAATCCAAATGGTTCTTCTATGGCCGCATATTTAAACTACCATCTAGATCAAATGAATATGGAACAATATTCTATTGATGATTTGGAATCTTACAAGAATAGCAAATCTCCAGTATTGGAGTACTCAGACTTCCATGCCAAGATTATGCTTAAAATTTCTGTTATGCAGAATATGATGATCCCTCTTTTAACACACTTCATTGAGAAGAAAAAGATCGATCCTCAAGATATCAAGACTGTATTGCTTAAAGCATTCGACTTGTTATTCCAAGCAGCATCTAAAACTTATGGTGTTAATCTATCATCTAAATTGTACGAAACTGCATCTAGTAATGTAACTAAGAATACTTTGAACAATGGTGTATTATGGGAAATGCAAACAATCCGTGGTAGAAATACTACTACTCATTCTATTGAGACAGTAGAAAATATCATTATGCAGATTATTCCTAAATATACTTATAATAAGAATATCATCCACTTCAACTATAATGCCATTAATAGGGATATTAGATTTAAGGTCACAGATGTACCTTATGAATATGGCTTTGTAATGCTATCATCTTCCAATAGAGATGATGATAACAACTCTGAATGTGATAAATTCGAAGCACATGCTGCTAAGATCAATGAAGCTATTCTTATTCAAACTCAAGTAAACTGTGAAACTACTATGCAACGTATTGAGTTGAAATATGGACCATTTGATGAAGAAGAAATCAAATTCTATTATAATCAACTCTGTGATGAAGATGGTAAACTTATTGTAAACTCTTTACAAAAGACATTAGTTACTTATCTATTTGCCAAAGAGTTTGACGATCCACAATCTATTAAGATTATGAATGTAAGACAATATATCATTCTAATCATTGCAGCTAGAAGATTATTAGAGTCTTACAAACTATGCCAACTTCCATATATGGTTGGAGGTAAAGTAGTTCGTGTTGTTACTAGAAAGAATATCAACAAGAAAGAACTACAAAAGATTGAAGCATCTAAATACTTCCCAATGATTCATGAGAAGTACAATAATCCTAAGATTGAGCATGATGTAATATTAATGCTTATTGCTCAAATTCTATCATCTGAATTCCAAACGATTGATTATCATAATCCAGAAAATAATGGTAGACCAATCAATGTAATTCCAGATATCGTATCAGAAGAAGTATGTAGATTTGTAATGCTAATCTGATACATATACTTTAATAATGAAAGAAGGTGAACAGCAATGGAGAATAAAGATCTAATCAATACCCAATTATCAGACAGACTAAGGGAACAGCTTCATTTGCTGTTCCCTGATTCTAAAGATGCATCGGCTAAAAGAGAAGTAACTATAAATTGTCCTTTATGTAATAGAGAAGGTATGACCGATACAGGCCATCATATGTATATATCTCTAGGACTAGATGGAAAACCTCCAATGTATAATTGTTTTAGGAATATTAATCATAGAGGCATTTTAACCAAAGAGGTCCTAGAAGAGTTTACAGGACGTGGGGACATCATAGACTCAGAGTTATTATCTGAGATCGAAACTAACAATAAGAGAGTGTCTAATTTAAGCAGGTATCGTTTAAATAGGCAAGGTAAATTGAATTTACAAGTACCAATTCCACAAGATAATCAAATTTCAGCATATAAATTAAATTATCTTAATAAAAGATTAGGTCTGAATCTAACTTATGAAGATTTAGCATCTTGTAAAATAATCTTAAGCTTATATGAATTTCTAAACCACAACAAATTTAATAAAGTAACTAGATCAAAACCAATTGCAGATACTATTAATAACGTCTTTATAGGATTCTTGAATAATAACAACTCAGCTATTATATTTAGAAATCTTATGAATGATGAAGCTAGAAAGAAAGTTCATAAATCTTTAGATAGTAGATATATAAAATATACTATCTCAGATGGAGAAGGAAGTGGATATTATATTATCCCTTCAGTTTGTAATATCTATGACCATATAGATATTCATATAGCAGAAGGTACATTTGATATCTTATCCGTATTCTATAATCTAAGAGGTGCTAATAGGAATAATAATATCTTTGCTGCTATTGGTGGTAATACATACATAAGCCTTATTAAGTATTTTATTACTACACAAAGTCTCATAGATGTAACCTTTCATATCTATATAGATAATGATATAGAAGATTATGTATTAAAAGGTGTTAAAGCAAAAATGACTCCTCTAGGAATTCCTGTATACGTTCATGTGAATATGTATGAAGGAGAAAAAGATTTTGGAGTATCAAAAGATAAGATAAGCGAATATGTATATAAGCTATGCTAAGAATAAGGAGGAAATATAGAATGAAAGAATTTGAAGTCTATATTCAAAACCATGATTTTTCTAGTGTAAAGTATAATTACAAATCCACTATGAAATTCATGGATATTAGAGAAGTACCAGAAGATCTAAGATCACCATCTTTAGCTCGTACTAGTAAGAAGAATAAAAGAGATATTAGATTAATTCATTATAATCGCCATGTCTTTTCAGAATACAAATACAAATACTTTACAGGAGTTATTAAAGTTCCATTTAGTTATGATAGAGATAATTATGTATTCTTTAATGTAACAACATTAAATGGTATTCCTAAAGATGTAATTATCTTTAATAGCTATAATAGAAGTTTGGTAGAAGAACTATATTTCAATAAATTAAAATATGCTTATGAAACACTAACACTTGCAAAACCAGATTCTGAAGATCCAAGTATTATTCATTTCCCTAAATTAGAAAAGGATATTAATAAAGAGAAAGAACCTTTGAAATATATCTTTGAAAATTATGGTAATAGAGTAGATTTCGATTCCTTAGAACTACCAGAATGGAATGAGGATGATGTATATCCTAATTGGAAGACAAGAGCTGATAGGATTGGGTTTATAACAGGATCTTTCATTTTAAATCTTATGGCAGACATCTTTATTCAATTAGGTATAGATCCTACTCGTCATATTAAAAAAGAAGTAATCAAATTAAATGCTCGTTGTAAGAAACATTACAAACCAGAAGAAGAAGTTAAAGAAGAGCAAAAACCTTCCAATGATGTTCCAGCATTTGATCCAAACAAAGATTATACAAATCCTATATCTAATAAATTAAAAGGTGTAAATCATCCAGGATTTAAGGTATTTAACTAATTAGAAACATTTGGGTAAGACTTTATATTTAGACACAGAGGGTGGGATAAGGTCTAAGACCTTATCCCTGTGTGTTTGTTTTGTAGTGCGTGTATTTTTTTATCTTATATAAAGATAAGGAGCAATTAGTATAGGGGTATATGTAATAATCGTTATGCTCGTGACTACGGCAAACGCGTTATAGTGTTATATGTGTTATTTACAAGAAAGGAAAAGTTGTAAATACTTTTTAAAATGAAGTCTTATTTTCTCATGCCGTTAGTATAGTTTTATAGAAAATAAATAAAAAGAGTTATGTTTATTATTTTTAAGAGGTTAACCATGTCAAATCATAAGCCAGTAGATTTGATAATATGGTAAGGAATAAACAAAAGCTAAACAAAGTAGTTGTTATCTTTAGGGTTAAATATATTTATTACATATACACACTCTATACTATATATTTGTTTATCCTATCATTATTTTTTATGACTCTATAAACTAATTGCTAATAAAACTATAAGAAGAAAGATATTACTGATTTAAAGAAGAGATATTTCTTTAAAAGATATGGAGGTAAACTCTATGAATACTTCTAAAAGTGATGCAGTTAAAAAGCATAATATTGCTAGACTAACTTCTGCTGCTTTATTTAGTATAACAGGTAAAGCCAAAAATCTAATAGAACAAGACTCTGATAAGAATGGATTATCTTCTTGGGTAGACAAAAAGACAAAACTCTATAAGTTGTATGATAAATATACTAAGAATTGTGGTATATTATTAGATGAGAGTAAGTCTGTAGAAGAATTACGAGAAGAATCTAAATTAGTGATTTCATCCTACATTGAAAATATTAGCGAAATGATATAATTAATAACGGAATCCTATTATGGGATTCCGTATTCTTTTTTGTTTAATGGTACTAAGTTCACATCAATATAATCTTGTATTTACTTATTCGGAGGTGAAATATAGTATGGGAAGTTTTACTAATACGAATTATAGAAAAACTACCGAAAGCCTTGTAACAGGTTTGCAGAATCGTTTAGCAAATAACCCCTATTATTTATTTACTGATAAGAAACCTACAACAGTAACTTATTGGAATATAAATGATAAACACTCCACCTTAGACCAAGGTGATAAAGAAGTATATCATCAACTAGGGGAGAATACACCTCTAAGATATAATAAAATCAAAAACTTCCAAATCTATGGTATAGAAAGAATGATGATAGATCTTCAAAGAGGGGAATTCGGTCCTGAGTCTCCTATTGAAGGTGAAGCAATTATTCTTCCTAATACAATCATCCCTTGTGTTGATGATTATTTTATGATTACTTATCTTAGAGACAATACTCTGTTATTTAGAGTAAACTCTTGCTCTCCAGATACATTAGAATCTGGGGCTAACTTTTATAAGATTAGATATAATCTAGAAACTTCTAGCGAAAGATCTTATGGTTTCCTTAATGGTAAACTTCTTGTAAATGAATTTGAGTATATGCCTGGTAATGTAGGCACTAATCTATCTCCAATGCTATTATCTGATGATGCTCAATTGTTAGATAGAGTTAGAGATGCATATACTATGCTCAAATCATTCTATATTAATCTATTCTATAAAGGAAATATTCAAACCTTTGTATATGGTTATTTAGGAATGTTTATCTATGATCCCTATTTGATAGAGTTCTTAATTAGAACAGGCATTTTCTCTGAAAGTGACGATTTCTATTTATATATCTCTCAAGCAGTTCACAAACCAGATACATTCGCTATAGAATACTCTAGAACAATCTTTAGAGATATAGAAAATGTAAATCCTAAGATGCATCTAAATAGTTGCTATCCAGTTCCAGTTCATGATCCTAATAGTCTATTAGTAGATCGTATGGAAGAGTATTGGGAATTATCAATTAATCTTAGAAATAAATTCAATGCGGATCCTATCAATTGGATTAGCATGGATTTATTTGATAGAATTGTAAATAATAATCCTTATACAGAAGATAAGAAAGATTTCTATAAGAATATTATTATCAATTATATGAATAAGACTGCAGACCCATTCAATCTAAATTTAGAAGATTTGGAAAGTTTGGAATGTAAAGATTATTACTTTACTAAAGATCTTTATTATGAAATTCCTATGATTTTATATATGCTAAGATCTTATATGACTGGATTGCAATCTGATGGTAAACCAAACGGAGATACTCCTAATGCTGGAGCAAGCAGTCCTGATTATCAAAAATACTTAGACGATAATTCTTGCAATACTAATGGTAAATCTTATTTAGAAGGCAAATAATTGATATTTCCTACATTAGTAGTAATGGATTAAAAAGAATATAATATAGGAGGATACTAATGTCTAGACCAGTAGATGAAATCATTGCAAATGATATTAAAAAAGATCTATTAGAAGATATGATGATTGGTGATAATGATATCGATGACTCTACTATTGATTTCATGTGTGGATGGGATGAAGAAGCTCAAGAATATGATGAAGATCAAAACATGCTTTTCCCACAACCTATTACTAATTTTAATGAATAAGATAATAAGCGAGGTATAAAAGATGGCTTTAGATAACCTAAACGTTGATATCATGGTAGAAGGTAAATTTGACGAAGATTTACATGAAGATGCTGTTATGTCTGTAATCGATGCAATTATCGATGAAGAAACAGAAGCTGAAGAAGAAATCCTTAAAGGCGAATATGCTGGTGATACAATCTTAGTTGATATCGTTGATGATAAAAAATCTGACACAGATGAAGAAGAGGAAGAAGATTCTGATTCCGATTCCGAAGATGATGAAGACGAAGAAGACGACTTCGATGAAGACGATGACGAAGATGAGGATGACGGCGAGGACGATGATGATGAAGATGATCATGACTCTGACGACGATG